TGTAATTCTCAAGCTTTGCATTATTTGTAATGCCTCAGCTTCTTGTTGCTGTGTGCCTTTGGCCAACAAATTAGTGTGCAGCTTGTTTGCAGCTTTTTGCTGTATTTGTCCCAAACCCAAGAAGATCTTCTTGAGGTCATCATCATTCAAGATTTTGCTCAAATCGTTATTGGTTACTTGGGCAACAACTTGATTCACATACTGATCACCAATTTTGGTAGTGCTTTCTTTCCCGCCAAAACGAACTTGTTGATACCATTTCATGAAATCTGCTGCTGAAACATTTTCCAACCCTGCTTGTCGCCATGCTAAATTCAATTGGTTGGCGTAATTACCGGCTGTGAGTTGGGCTGCTGCGGCTGGGTTACTAAAACTCTTTGCCCATAATGCTATTTCACGCCCAAGTCCCATAGGGGCACCAAAAGCCTCATCAAGCTGTGGCTTTGCTACACTGTTTATGAGCTTTCTCATATCCTCGGCATTACTCATGACCTTTTCCTTTTTTAACAGTGTTAAGCTTACGCATAAATTTGGTTGATTCTTTACATAAGATGCTCTTTACTAACCGTTTGGTTAAATCTTCAGCTACTTCTGCGTCATAGCTGGCATGGAGTTGCTCAATAAGGTGAATAGCACTGCTGATTACATGAGCAGCTCTACTTTCAATAACTGAGTGTTTGTTTTTAACTGGAACGAGCGAATCCAATTCCTCAATAATAGATTTCTGTTTGTTCAAAGCCTGTCAACCCAATTTTTGAATATTTATGCTCCCTCCATAAATATTTTTGACACTGTTTTTGGGCTCACATTATGACACAAATTTTAACAGAACAAATGAGAAGCTTGGCTAAAAGATTACATGAACTGGATAGTTCACCGGGCGCTGCAATGGTTCCTGGTAGTAAGGAAACGGTGCCTATAGAGCCAACGCAAGGGAGCGTTATGCCCAAGCAATTGGCTGACATTCTTGGTATGCAGGACATAAACTTATTCACCCGTGCCTGGAATAAATTACGTCAGGGCAGAGAACATCAGCTCACACGTCAAGAGATGGCAGAACTTAGCATTGCATTCATGAAATTGGTGCTGGCTGATCCCAATGATACAACCAAAGCCATGAGCTTGTTGCGCCGGATCAGCGCCAAAAATCCAGAGTAACTATCGCCTGATCAAGGATGTAAGCTCTTTGAGCTTAGCAAGATTGTTTGCTGGAGCAGACATGGTGTCAGTATTTGCAGGGGGAATAGGTGCAGCACCTGTTGCCCCAGTGTTTTTCCTACGCAAGTCTGCCATCATATCTGCTGCGGTTTTCACTGGCACTTGGCTTTCATTCTCTTCCAAGTCATAGATGCGCAGTGTTTCAACATCATATCCCATAATGATCTTGCTGCCCACACCACTGCTGCTTCTTGTTTTCAAAAACTGGTATTGATACTGTCCACGTTCTCTCATTGCTGGTGTAGCCAAGATTGATACCACATTATCTGCTGTTTGAATCTTGCTGATACCGCCTGCAATGTGACTGTGATCATGTTCCATTTCATTGACTGAGCTGTTATGAGTTAAGATGTCATTGGCCCAAAACAATCTGTCATTGTCAACATTGATATCAATAGTGTCTTGAATTCCTAAGTACTTGATGTCTACGATCTCGTCCCAATCAATATCTTCACTTAACTCGTCAAAAATTTCAGACATTGTTCCATAACCTCTTTTGTATTCTTTTTGTAGTCACTCTGCCAAATAGTCAATGTATTATAGCCTCTTGATTCATATAATTTAAGCTTGGCAGCATCTTTTTCCCATATTTCTTGTGCAGTAAGGTCCTTATTCAACGGGTTTGGCCTATCATCTGATTTATAGACAGTTGGATTGGCATGCCAGCTATCTCCATTGAACTCAATTATTCGACCGTTATAGAAGAGATCTGGCTTGACATAGATATTCAAACCTTCAAACTCCCTGCATGAAATCCTTATTTCATTTTCCCCAAAATAATACAAATCATTTATAGTTTTAGAGAGCTCACAACATATCTCAAACGACCATTTGCTGAACCTTTTACTACTGTTTATTGCAGACATAGTTTTTTCATATCTGTCTTGAAACATAGTTTTGCCTTCAGGTCCGTATTTCTCCAAATAATAGGCAAGCGTATTTGCATAACCTTTTCTTTGGCAGACATCACTATATATTTTTGTACCAGTCTCTATGCCGTATCTATCAATATGTCCCTGTAGCGTTGCAATATAACCTATTCTGGCATTGAGTTCTTTATATTTTTCTAACCCTTGTTCAAGACCATATAAACTGGTAAATTTAGCTAAATTACGTGTTGTTTTAGTTTCCTTGCAGATGATAGGGCCCATTTCTGGTCCATACTTCTCTATAAACCCTGCCAAACTATTTTTGTGACTTGAATCAGAAATTTTAGTATTGTATCGTGCTGTCCCTTCTTCTGCACCATACAAGGCAATATAATGATCTAGTCCAGTTGACGGGTAGCAATGCCCGATTGCTTTGCGAGATTTGTAAGTATTTGATCTCTTAACACAATATTCTGCCCATTTTTGATTACCAATATCCTCGCCATACCGGTTCACATAATTCTCCAGAGATGCTCCTCTAGCAGATAATTTGCGAGTAGCTTCTTCTTGGCCATATTTTTGTACATAATCCTCTTTGGTCTGTGTAGACGCTGCTGTCTTTTCTTCCCACAGCTCTAAACCTTTTTTCTCACCATATCGAGTAATAAATGACTTCTTTGAAGAGCTATCATGCCCAAGCTTAGTAATCTCGTCCCAGTTTTGGTGCAAGTGCCAAAAATCAAGAGTATATTTTTGGTAAATCTCAATAAGTGTAATCAACATCCGTTTTGTGCGGCCATCATACTCGACTGAATTGAGCAATGCCTGTTTGTCCGCAGTCAAACATAAATTCCTTATTCTTTTAGAGTTGCAGATATTCTTCATATGGTCCTCGTGTTGCCGTTAGCATTATTTATGCGAACGGCAACGCAACCTATCACCAATTTTCAATCCAGATTCAAGATTTTTCAATCCGCCCTCAGTGGGAAACATATGCTTGCTACTCACCTTGATAGTCTTGCCACTTTTGGTAGTAATTTCAAACACTGCTTGTTTCACCACTGGTAGTACTTCTGTTACTCTTACTGGGCCAGATTCATTTTCAATGTAGTCTCCTACTTTCAATTGATCAATTGTTACTTTTTGGCCATTTCGAACTACTATAGTATCCAGAGTCAGACACCTTCCAAGTTGGCTCGCAGTTTGCATGATGATGTTGCGCTCTACTGCCAGTCCGCGAAGCTCCTCAGTTACAAACTTGTCCTTGATGAAAAGGTTACTAACGTCAATTCTCTTGTTGTTAGGAAACATGAGATCAAGATAATCTACCATGAGTGCATCGCATTTTTGCCCTGTCTCAATCTCATAGTTTTTCAAAAACGCTCTCAGGTCGTTAGTAGTTGTGCCTTGAGGCATCTGTTTCACATACAATGTGCCTGCACGTTTGCCTGCCTGTGCAACTTTGATCTCCACCTCATCAATTCTCTTGAAAATTTCTGTTGTGGGAATATGCGCCACCATTGAGTCCAAGCGCATGGAGATCATTTCTTCACTCAGCTCTAGACTGATGTAGATAACATTCAGTCCAGCCTTAACCATGTTCACTGCCATGTTTTGAAGTGTGAGACTTTTGCCACCACCTGAACCTGCACACCAAATGGTGATTTCTTTTCTGTTCACACCGCCATACAGCTTTTGGTCCACAGTTTTCCAACCAGTGCTGACCTGACCATTTGAGTTTTTGATTCGCATCAACCGCTCTCGGGGATTGAGAAAGTAGTTGGTGCCAATGTCACTAGTAAGCCCAACTAAGATAGCTTCTTTGACTCGCTTTTCCACCTCAGCATAGTTGCCTTTTTGAATCAACTCTGGTGCACTCAGCACAGCATCTGCAATGGCTCGGTTTTTACAAAACTCTTCAATTTGATCCAGAAAAGCTTGTTGCAGTTGGGGATTGATGTTGTCAATTTTTTCAAAATCAATACCAAATTGCGCACTCAATTGTGCTGGCTTAGGCAATGCCCTGTATTGATTTGCGAAATCAATAACAAAACGCATCACAGGTCTCAGCTTGTTCACAAAGTATTTGGGCTGCAATATGTTTTGGCAGCGTGCATAAATCTCTTCATCACTCAACAGAACGCTTACCAGCATTTTTTGCACGTCTTCGTTGTAATCTTTTGCTTCAGCCAAGGTTATCCCCTAAACATTTGTCGTTTGATGCCGATCTCAACATCGTTTTTTGTGCGACTTTGAATCACACTTGTAATGGTATAGAGTTGACCATACCTCCTGCAAGCCTCAGCAGCATCTTTTACATCATCTTCCCACTCTGGGAAACTCACACTCCAGCCAAACATCAATGCTGTGTCAATCAATTCTTGATTCTTACGCTGCCGGTCAGGCAACACTATGATCTCTTGATCCCTGGCTACCAATTGGTATATTTGCTGTTCACTAAGAGTGCTGCCCAATGCTGCAACGCCCTGTGTGGAAATAGCATCAAATCCACCCTCAACCAATATGGCAAACTTGCGTCCAGGAATATCCAGCACATCATTATTGAACAAATATCCATCTGGTATGCTGCTGTTGAAGTAGCGAGAAGTTCCAGGCGGTGGCGAGCCTGCATATCTTGCAGTCCACCCCACAATTTGGTTATGTGAGTAAAAGGGTATTAACACACGATTGTTCAATTGATGTTTTTTGTTGGGACTCCAATAATAATCGTAACCAGCTGCTATGTCTTGCCCACGACTTTCAATATACTCAACAACCTTCAAAAAATCAGGGTCAAACTCAGACTCGGAAAGAAGGCTCTCTATGGGCCTTGCGCCCTCAGGCATTTCAACAGTGGGGAATTTTTGGAAACTGATCTTAACAGATTCTGGTAACGAGATCCGTCCATCCAGTTCTTTTTGTAATATTTCCATCTTCAAAGATTGAACGCTGCTTCGCGGCACGCCCAACCAGTCAAGATACTGTTCAAAACTGCTGCTTAACCTAGTGCCATCAAATCTTGTTTTGAACCCACAATTGAAACAATGGATGCCCAGTTGACCATCTTCTGAAAGTCGAAGATTTCCGCGCATGCGAGTATCAGCTTTGTGGCCTCGATGGCTGCAACAGACTGCATTGTGTATGACCCATCCTTTGGGTGTAACTCTCCGCTGAACTGGAAGATGCTGCATAATTAGTTCGTGTATCAAGCTCATACACTATTATAGTCAGCTTTCAGCTTATTTTGTAGAGTATTTTATCTATTGTTCCTCGATTGATTGGATCTGGAATACACACAAATCTGATCCAACGACAATTGATAGCGAAAGTATAACTCCGTAATGAGGTAGTTGTGCTGTCATAATAGTCTTCAGTTACTCCTGGACTGAGATCCACATAAAACCAACTCCGCTCAACTGGTGCTAGGTTTTCCAAACTGGCTTGTATTTTAAAGTACCCTTGCCAATTGGTTTGATAGAAGGCAACTGAAAATAGCCCAGTGTTGTTACCTACACTGTTTTCTGCCCTAATAGCCCCACTAACCAACCATTCTTTCATTTCATCCCAGTCTACTGTTATGGGCGTGAGTTCAGAACCCTTGAGTGTAACACTGGGAATAAATGTGCCGCCCACACTATCATACAAATCAAAATCACCAATTGTGGAATTGTTGATATCTGTGTAAAGCATCTCTTGATTTTGATAAGGGCGGGTGATTTTCACTTGGTAGCGATATCCGCCTAAACTCCAATTGGATGTATCGTTGCTGCTTAGCACAACTTGTGCTCTACCTTTGAGTTCATCTGTTACAGTACAAGATTTTTCCAGGACTATTGTCTGTGTAGCTGCATGCTCAATTACGATACTGAGTTGGCAATCCACTAATTTGACAGGCCTGCGGTCATTGTTACGTACAACAAAATCAATAATGTTGTAGTTGTTTTTGTATATTTTTGTGTTGTAATTTATCATGGGCCTATTGTAATTTGGGGCGCGATGATCAGTCATGCTCAATTGAACTGGCAGTCTGTAACTGTAGAGATATATCAAGCTCATTGGGATAACATCATCAACAAAAGATTTACACCTATTTAAGAGTGTCTTAAATAGGGCTTGATGGAAAACACACCGCAACAGAGATGGCCATTTTTAACAGAAATCCGCTATCTCAACAAAGATTACACTGGCATTGTTCAAAATGCTGACAACACGATGCTGCACATGTATGTGATTGACCAGACCATGAGCATCCAACAGAAAAAAGAGATTATCCAATGTGGAGAGCTCTATTGGTGGGGTAGCAATCGCCAAATTCCCATCAATGTGTTCTTGCGGGAACGGTTCCGACCCTTCAAAGGGTGTTTGAAGACCTTTGTGAGAAAAGAAGTAACTGTGTTAAGCGGCCCCTTACCCAGCTTGGACACACTTATTAACAAGCGTGGCAAAAAGCGCACAGTTCAGCTTGTTAAGAGCACAAGCTAGCCACCGATCATCAAAAAGTGCACAAAGCCATCTAGTTTGATGGCTATTGTGACACTCTGATCAGGGGCAGTAAATTCAGGCAACAAGCAGTCTATGCCCTGGAGGTTGAGCCAGGTTTTCACAGTTTCCTGTGTTTGGCTGTCCCAAACCTCAAACAAGGTCATATAGGTCAATGCTCTTTCAATAGCATCTAGAGTGGACTTAGTCCCCAAGTGAGGTCACCTGCACCTTCACCTTCACACTGCCATCTTTGCCTACCTTCACTTGTGCAGGGCGGCGAGACTTGAGATCCTTTTCGTCTCCTTTGCTCCACTTCATCCAAGTGCTAGTGAGAGTCCAGGCCACTGTAGCAGCATCAGTTTCGTCACTGAGTTTTAGGCTGGCGCTGAGTTTGTCTTCACTTTCGCCAAAAACTTCCAGGAGGTAGTTGTTTTCCAGTTCACTGAGAAAGCTTAGTGTGGTTCCAAGATCAGCTAGGGAAATCTTGGGTGCCCGGAACCAAAAGTGTTTTTTGATGTTCTTTTGACGAGACAGCCAATCATTTTCCAGGTTTTCGCGCACCAATACCTTGGTCTCACCCACTGTAAGATGGTAAGTGTGTCCAAACATATTGGCAGAGTGTTGCCAGTCTAGTGATTTGCTCATACATGTTGCTCCTTATACCTGTACACTATAACTGCCATTTGCAATTAATTCAACCAGAAGGTTGAGCTGCACTTGGATAGCCACAGCGAGACTGATTGCATGTGATTTTTTGAAGCTGTAGTTTTGGTTAGGGTCAGGAGTCCAAATTTCAGGATCAAGGCTGTGCCAACCTTGATTTTGACATTTCCCAACCAAATGCCTTTTGCCAGGCCGGATCAAAGCCAAAATCATAGCCAATTGCACAGTGCTCTTGGGCTTCAAGCGGCGTACTAAATCAAAATGGTTATTGATATGGGCAAGCTGCTTAACAACTTCTTCATGTTCTAGAAGTTCCCACATTGGAGCAGTGCTCATCAACTGTGATAGATGTGCCTCACTTTGTACCCCAGCATAGATGCTGTTGTTAAGTATATCAATTTTGTAACAGTTTCTTTCTTCAGCAACATCATAAGATATGCTGCAACATTCCAAAAATGGATGTTGGGGGACGTTGTGGAAATATACACCGCTGTTGTGCAAGGAATGCTTGTTGTTCTTGACAATACTGGCGGGAATATGTGGAACTACATTGAGCAGTTTTTTCCTATCTCCAGTGTCAATGTCAATATCGCCAAGGAATGCCAATACTTTAGGTTCCACCTGTTATCCTATCCATTTGTTTTGACAACGTGTCTACTTTTTGTGTCAGCTTTGTTAGACTATTGTTAGCTCTGATAAGACGATTATGTAAATCAATACAGGTTTGTGATGTTTGAATAATTTTTCGTTCAAGATCTTCAATCCATTGAGGATCAACCATCACAACCTTTTTGCCATCAACTTCCAAACTTTGTAATTTGCCAAGGCTTGTTAAGCTTACCTTGCTCTTGCTGATCAAGGTGGGCTGCGCAGCAGGTTCCATTTCCTCGTTTCCATACATATCTAGATTCAAACGATCACTCATGCATTTTTCCTACATTCCAGCTTCTGTCAACACACTTTTGATTAAATCAGCCTGTTGTTTATAACGGAGCAGTCTTACCTTCCATTTTTTCACTGGCGCAACCGTTTGTATCAAATACAGTTGCTCAGGATTACATCTTTCAAAAAATTCCACTGCGCTGTTACAATTATATAGCATCCAAGGGCTGATTTTGCCTTGTGATATCCATCGAGTAGCTAAGTTTGGATTTACCTTTATCCAAAAGTCTTGCATAGGCAAGTCTTGCTCTTCAGTCCATTTTTGAACTGTGCGCAAGCTTCTCTGCAATCCCATTTCAGGGGTTTCATCATGCAACAGCTCACTCAAAAAGCTGTTGTATAACAGCACATCACTCCATTTTTTGAAATCAGCTTTTTGTTTCAATAACCACCGCACATATGTTTCAATCTCCTGAACTTGCTGCTCAATCAACCAATTGCCAAAGCGCACAAACTCAGTGTAATGCCTACTAACACAAAACTCTTGATAACTTTTGCTCTTGAGTGTTGTATTTTTCGGTGCTGTGCCTTCATTAAACAATAGATATGATGCATACCCCAGCTTGACATCTGGATTGTATTGGGCTTCACTCCTGCGCCTTGGTTCGCAACTGTGGGAAACCAAGGTTGCTTCTTTGGCAAATGCTTTTTGACACCAAGTGCAGAAGTGGGGCCGATTTAAATCAATCGCCTTTGGCAGCTTTTTTGAGTTCGTCTTTGAGCTCTTTGATACCACGGTCATCCATTCCACTGTATTTGGCAATTTCCATCAACTCTTCATCACTGTGATTGGTTTTCAAAATCATCATCTCTGCTTCATTTACATCACCATACAATTGAGTCAGCAAAGCCTCTGTCTTGGGTGTCTTGGAAGCTGTAGACTTGGTGCTGATCCACTGATGGTACTGTTTTTTCCCCACACCAGCAACACACATCAGCAAGTATTGCAGTTCTGGATGTTTGCCTAAATTCCATAAGCCATTGTTCACAAGATCATTAGCTGCCAGTACAAAATATTCTTTGTAGGGATTTGAGTCTGGGACGGCAGAAAGCCAGCGAACTACAACTTTCGGTACAAAGCCCTTGCGCTCTTCTTCAGTTAAATTTGCATAAAATCCGCGATCCTTTTTGTCAATAGCCTCCAGCAGTACCATAAGGTCCAGTTTGAAGCTTCTTTTTGCTGTTGCTGCTTTTGCCATAATATTTCCTTATCTAGTGTAATTGTAGGCTGTAATCTTGGTTCATTCAAGGCATCCATATAAATATCAGTAACTGCAATTGGTGCAGTTTTATGGGGTTACCCGCCCCGTATGGCCTAGAACGCCACGTAGGAGACCAAAAGCAATGGGACGACCACTTAACAAAAAATATTTTGGCAGCTTGGCTGCCTCGGGAATTGGAGGCGAAGGTGTTGCCTCTGTAACCATAACCGGACAAGGTAATTATACTAGTTTGCCAACAGTGGGCTTCAGCCCGCCATTATTACCAGGCGGCATTTCAGCTGTGGGTAGTGTGGTGATGGAACTGCGCACTGTTGCCATCAACAATGCTGGTGGATCTTACACAGCAGGTGACGTGCTAGTGATAGGCGGCGGCGCTGTGGTAGGTGATACCACTGCTGGCACATACACTGTGCAGGCCGAGATAGTTGTTGACACAGTTGACGGTGGCACAGGAGCTATCACAGCTTTTGAAGTTTTGGCCGTTCGCGGATCATATACAGCACTGCCTGCAAAGGTTGCAGGTGGCAGCAATATCACAAACCTCAGCCTAGACGGCGGCACTGGTAACAATGCTCGTGTCAACATCACATGGCGGGTTCTTTCTGTTACTGTGACAACAGCTGGTTCAGGTTACATTAGTGTAGCTGATGCTCTACCTACTTTCAGCGCCGGTACTGCTACAGCAACTGGCGCAGCAGTGCTCACCAGCACAACTGAGCCAGCTATCACTCCTTATGCTGTTACCATTGACGGTGGCACAGTTTTGCCAGCCGATATCATCAAACAAACTGGTGACAACAACTACATCATGGAAACTACAGAAGGGCAAACTCTCTGCACGTTGGGTACTACTGATACACCTGTGTTTGGCGGCGCGTACCTTCTGGCAACTGACGCAAATGGCAGCACATACTATGTGACAAAGCTTACAGCCCATCTTGCTGTGTTGACCCAAAAAGCTATGGTTGGCAGCTATGTTTGGCAAACCGGTGAGCTAGCTCCTTGGGGCCTTGAGGCTGCTGACAACCTTGTTGTGCAAATCAACAATACCTAAGACAGTTTCGCTGCCTTGGTAAAGCAGTGGACTCTGGAAACCCTCTCAAGCAAGCCCGAGCGAACTTGAGAGGGTTTCTTTTTGACTACCAGGTAATATAGGCTTGGGCGATGCTGTCACGCAGTTGACTTGTGTCCACATCAACCATCTGATCTGGCATATAGCTGCTGGGCCCCTGCCGCATAGTGACTGCATCCACATACATTGAAAATTTACCCTCTTCGGCAGTTTTCAACACGCTGGGAATCTCCAGTTCCTGCAGGATTGGGTCAAACTGTTGCACAAAAGCCGTATCCACTCCCAGCATACTGAATCTGGCGTTGTAGTGGGCCTGGCCTTTTTCCTGCCGAAGTCGCAGAACCAAGTCCAACCCAGTGAGATCGTGGGGGGCGAAGTTTTCACCAAATCCCACATTTTTGTAGCCGAGTAGAAGAACGTTCACACCTTCCTGCCAGCAACGTTCCAGGAGTTCTGCTGTTTCAGCAAGGTCCACACTGCCAACCACATGCTGAGCCATAATGGAGGGCAGTTTCCACCACTTCTCGCCCTGACTCTTCATGTGATTGTCTAGGTTACTCCTAATCTTGGAGATTTTGTTCAAGTCTTTGGCATTGTGAACACTCACACCAATAGCACCAGCATGGTTCACTACAGCCAATGCCTTCTCCCGATCCAAACTCCACTTAACACCAAAAGTAGTGAAGTTTGGTACAATGTTCTTACTTGCGGTGTACTGAATGATCTCTGCGAAATTGGGGTGGTCAGTTGTCTCCCCGCCACCATAAGCAATTTCAAACACTCCCATCCGACTAAACGTATCAACCAAATTGAGAACTTCCTTCAGTTGTGCATGCTTGCCTTCTGGGGTGCTGCCCTGATAACACCAATTACATTTGTAAAGGCAGTGGTCGGTCAGCTTAACGTCGACGAGCTCAGGATAAGTGCTCTTGACGTAAGGAAGAGCGTCATCTTGCATGCTGAGCCGCACCTTGTGCCCACTGCTGGGGCTGAACAAGGTCCAATAATCCCCATCCTGGCGAATGCGCTTTTCGCCCGAGTGTTGGATAGCCGCAGTGATGTCGTTCTCAAAGCTGCCGTCTGGGGGTGTTTGCCCATCGCTGTTGTCGTTCCCGCCGAGGATAACAACATCATCGCGCATCACATACTGGTAGAGGCTCTTGACAAATCCACCATCAACAGGATCTGAGCTTGAGAAAATTCCCCAAATGCTTTGATGGTCCACACCATAGCTGCAAAAAGTGTCTGCTGTGTAGTTTGTGCCAAGCCAGCTGTTCATCAACTGAACAGCGGTTTCCCCTGACACATTTTCCCTATCCAGAGCATGGTATAGCTGGGTGGCAAAATACGCCGACTTGCTTTCTTGATCAGCCAGGGTGAACTGTTCCCAACCATATTCAAAGCGGTTGTGCTCATCTGTGCCAACCCGCATTCCGGCCGGAATCATCACAATGCTGTGACTACTACTGCTGTTGGTAGCAAAGCCAGCCCGAACGTTGAAAATCTTCACAGCAACCTCTCTCGTGTGTTCAGCCATTATACACACGAGAGAAAATACGTCAAGCTAGACCAATTGGCGAATATCCAGTTGATCGGGCAGCTTGCCCAGCTCTTTCACAAAAAACACACATAAGGGATTACTGCCTTGGGTCAATGGAAAGGCCAGTATGTGTCCATTCTTCAATCTGGGAAAATACCACTTGACATCACTGAACACATTGAGAATTTCAATGTTACAGAAATCAGGCATATAGCCTTTTATGGGATTGATACAAAAGGCATCAAAATCCTTGTCGTTTAGGTCCACTAGCTTCATGATTTCCAAATCACCAGCGTGTTTGTCTCCCACAACAATGCTCCAATCCAAGGGCATTTGTATGTTGTAAGGTCCAATTTTGATATCTGCACAAGGGCTATGGAAAATATCTAAGAAGATCAATGGGTACCAATAGTAGTCAATGTTGTGGCTATCACTGTAGTCAAGAACGCAATAGCGCAAATCATCCACTTTTTCAGGAAGTTGATTCAAGTCATACGCTGTATTTTCTGTGGTCAAAATGCGCAAAGGAGTTTCCTAATGTGATGATCACTTATTTAAATTGAAATCACACTAGTAACGGATTTTTTTCACCTCAAAAGGGTATTCACTTGTTTTGTAAAACTGTTTGCGTTTGTTAAGATGGCTGTTACTGAACTTCATCTTGCTGCTGATGTCATAAATTTGAACACTGCTCTTGTCATCTGCCATTCGTAATCCACGCCCAATGCTTTGAATAGTTCTTACAAAACTTTTGCCTGCTTCAACCAATACTAGATTGAAGATTCTGTTGATTGAAATACCTGTTGACGTGGTGCCATATGTGGCTACCATTATTTTATTATCGCTGAAATTGATCTCTTTGTAATGCTCTCTACGATCTTTGGCACTCATTTCTCCTGAGATGAATACTGCTCCACTTAGTTGATTATAGAGTTTTTGTCCAGTTTCAATACGGTCAACAAGAACAAGTGTGTTTCCTGACTCAGCTATTGTCTCGATAGTTTGTGCCATCCATTGCAGCCTCTGATCATTTGTGACCAAAAACTTCAACTCTTCCTGGTAGTTTCCATATTGGAATGTTTCTTGTGTTTGTAAGCATGTTACATCACACTGTGCCAGCACTCCTTTGTCTTGCAGTTCTTTGGCAGTAAGGCTTCCAATTTGCGGCCCAATAGCAGTAAACAAACCCACTTGTTTGTATTCTTCCTCAGGAACGGTGCCAGTCAGTCCCCAACGAATGGGAATGTTTTTGAACACGCTTGTGAGTAATTGATGTAACACATTTAAATCTTTTACTCCATGGCACTCATCACAAATCACACACACCAAATCTTTCAAAAATGTCTCTAACTGATCTCCATCAAGAGAGTCTTTGTTCTTTTTGTCTAGAACATTCAAGCTCTGCCATGTGCAGATAGTGTGTTTGCAGGTGTACTCTTTTCGATCACCAAACAATACCCCTACATCAAGACCAATATTTCGATAATCTTCTTCTGTCTGTTGCACAAGATTCTTGTTAGGAACAATAACGATAGTTCGTCCACGCTCTTCAACAATTTTTGAAAGTGTGGCTGTTACAATAGTTTTGCCAGCTGAAGTGGGTAGTACATTGACCCCTTGTGGGTTTTGGAGACAGAGATTGATGGCGTCTACTTGATAGTCTCGCAATTGAATTGGTTGACCAGCAAATCGATGCCCTGCAGGCCAAGTCAAAGGACTTAGAAAATTCTCATCAATTGATGGAAAGCTGATGTTGTGAAATGCACGTTGATCGTCAATCTCAAACTCATAACCATGTTCTTGTAAAACAGGTAATAGTCGATCCAGAATGTTGAGATAGGTTTTGCCTCCAAGAGTACAAAAGCTGGTGCAGCCGTCCCATCGTCCCATTTTGAAAGCGGGACTATACCGAGCTGATGGCAAGAAGTATTTGACAGAATTAACCAATGCTCTCTTGACAGGTAGGTCGATCCCTGTGATTTGAATGTTTACCTCGTCTTGAATAATTATCTTTGCAACTTTGCTCATGTTTCCATCTCAGTTTCAAGTCTAGATTGTAATTTAGCATCTGACTTCAGCCAAGTTGTGGTAGTGTAAATACTCTTATGCAACTTAGTGAATTGGAAATAACCAAACAATTGAAAAAGCGCGGACCTGTTCACTGGCAAGAAGTTGTGAACAAACATGGCTGGACGCTTGTTGGGTGGGGTAATGAGGCTGTAGTGGTAGGTCATCCTGAAAAACCCTATGTGCTTAGAATTTTCAGTAAGGACACGCCCTATGTGGATTGGGTCAATTTAGTTAAGTCACATCAAGAAAATCCACATTTTCCCAAATTCAGCCGCTACGTAAGACCTATTCCAGGAACTGAAATGAATTATGTGAGAATGGAAATATTAAAATCCATTACGGAAAATCAATTGATGAAAGATTATCTACCAGAATTAGCATATTTGTATATTCAAACAACACTGCTGGGATATCAGTTTGAATTAGACTTTGCCCCAACAGTAGGGGTTTACCTCCGAGAACTTTCAAGAGGCAGTATTTTTGACAAACAAATTCAAAACGAACTATGGGAAAAAATTGGAAAACCAGACAGCTCTTGGAAACAGGCAATAGACTTATTGTTGACCTTACACCAAAAAAGTAAAAAGTGGCCTAGTGAGCTGGATATGCATTATGGCAACTTCATGCTACGAGGCAATATTCTTGTAATCTCTGACCCCCTGAAGTTACCTAGTCACCGTGCATAACTTACACGAGCTAGAGATTACAAAAGACTTAAAAACCAAAAGCCTTAGCGAAATATTGCACAAAAATGGATGGCAATTATTGGGCACAGGCAAAGAAGCGTTTGTTGCTGAACACCCCAAAGAGTCTTATGTACTGCGCATCTGGGTCAAAGGCAGCCGGTATGAGCACTTTGTTGAGTATTGTAGGCACAACCAACACAATACTCATGTTCCCAAATTCAGTAGATATATACGCCCTATTCCTGGGACACCTTATGTGTATGTGCGAATGGAAAAACTATTACCTGTTAGTTTGAATAGATTAACACAAAATTATATGCCTGAGCTGCTATATTTGCACCTCTTGGCCAAAAAATATAATGTTCGTGCCCTAGTGGACCATGTTTTTGATGCAGTTGCAGATTTTATCTATGCAGAGGGAATTGATATAGAGTCAATATCTGACATAATGGGAGATCTTTGGGACATTTGGCAAAGGATTGGTCCCCCAGATCCCAGTTGGAAACAAGTATCCCAAAATTTGATTTCGTATGCCACTCACTATGGATTAACATCCTGGGATTTACACAATGCAAATTTTATGACCCGAGACGGCAATCTAGTAATAACTGACCCATTCTTTTAAAAAAATGGGGAGGATTGCTCCTCCCCATTTTTTGTCACACCTTACTGCGAAGTGCAGCCAGCTTTTCGTGCAGGCTGTTGCTTTTGCCTTTGCCGTCAACTTCTGCAAGAGCAGCAGCTACAGCAGAGTCGTTGTCTGAGGCCTTGCCCAGTGCATCACTCCGAATACGGTTAGCAGCAGCGCGCTCGCGAGACTCACGAACATTTGCTGCCATAGCATCCAGTGCTGCGTCTGTACCCGACAGCCCTTTGCTGATGCCAGCCATACGTTCCCGTTCTGCTCGGCGTGCCTCAGAGACCTTGGCCTCCTGTTCCGCACGCTCTTGGTCTCGGCGAGCACGGTCCAGCTTCTGCCGGCCTTCGAGGACCAGTCGCTGGGCATTTTGTGCAGCTTGGCGAGTTTCAGTAGCCCACTCAGAGGCATCAGCAGCCTCTTCCTCAGCATCCTTCAGCTGAGCTTGATACGAGAGTGCTTCATCAGCAGCCTTGTTGGCAGCAGTTTCGTTACCAGCGGTCAGCAGCTTTTCAGCAGCAGCCGTGTAGCGAGCTAGGTTACTTTGGATGTTGGCTAGTCGCTCAGCAGCCTGCTTGCTGTCAGTTTCAGCTCGTGCAGCAGCCGTAGCCATCTCCTGGGCCTGAGTGTCCCACTCCCGTAGCTGGGCTGAAGAAACTGCCTCAGGGTCCCATTGGGCCATCAGCTTGATTGCCCCATCGTGCAGTGAGTCCATCTTGCTTTTGAAGAATGAAGTGAAGAAAGCCATGTTTATATCCTTTCAGTGGATTGATAGCATCAGTAGTGTATTTGTAGTGTGTAGTTGTGTCAATAGTTTTATGGCCGGAGGTTCCTGCTAAACGGGCAAATTAACCCCTCCTTAACCCTGTTTCCAAGGTCCCAATACGGAGCCCGCCCTGGGAGTTATCAGGGCAATTTTCCCCGGCTCAGTGCGCTATGACACAACCACAACCTCATCAAAGCCTTCGTCCTCAGTGGGTATCTCCAAGTGACTGGCCATGCCCTGGAGGATGTTCCAGGGAATATGCTTGCCTGGCCGGCTGGCGAGCCTGCGTTCCAGCTCCTTGGGCTCAGGAGTGGGAAAGAACACTGCCACCTTCCGGTAGGTGTTGGGCACAGAGGCCAGCTTAGCTGCACGGCTTTTGCTGGTCACATTGGTTTGATCCCAACAAATGTCGTTTCCATCCTTGATGGCCATGGCCAAATCAGCGTTCATGATGGAGCTAGCACGCTTCACAAAGCCCTTGAACACCTCGCTGTATGTTCGGCCTTGACGAGCTGCCTCAGCATCAATGTGCTGATCGGTGCTGATGATAGCAGTGTCTCGACCAAAGCCCTGCTGGTCAAGCCATGTGGACTTCCCGCTGCCAGGCACACCTACCAACATCCATAGAGTAGGCATCTTACATCTTCCCCACGCAGTAGGGCATATAGCGGCGGTTGGTTCCAGCCTCAGCTTCGGCACGGTTCATGCCAGCCACAGTGGCCCGTTCGAACTCGCAGCCTTTGCTCACAGTGTCCAGGCGCCTGGGCTCAAAAGAAGGATCTCCTGTGAGCATGAGAGTTACGACGAGAATGTTACCCATCTTGATTTCCTTTCTTATTCCGGCCAATTGTCAGCAAGCTGGCCCACTCGGAAACTACCGTCTTTCATTTCCAGTAGGTTGAAGCCACAGTCACTCATCTCATCCAGCACCGCAAAATAGCGCATCTGTGAGACCTTGACGGCTGGCACAGTGTTGGTTGGTTCAACGTATTCATTTGGGGTGGAACCCTCAAGATACACTCCAATACTGGTGCCCTTGAAATAGTCATCCTCGTTAGGCGGGCGCGGCCCCAACATTTGCCAGTTGCTGGAATTTTCACAATAGCTTTGAAACTCCTGCATTTCATTGCCCTCAGCATGCTTACCGTAAGCTGTTTTCAGGATTTGCGGATTGCGCTTGAGGAACTCTGCGAGATAAGTCAGCGCAGCTTGATCGGTAGGTGTCATGAATATTCTCCTTGTTTGCGCACTTTAGCGGTAACGTTGGCTTGCGTCAATCTCTTCTTGGGTGTAGCAACCGCCCATACGGTCTGGGTTGCGTTCCCAACTGCCGGCTGTGGTTGCCTCCTGCACCTGTTTGAGGTCAGTTAGGATGCGCTCCAGCTCACTGATGTTCACTCGGAGGAACTCTGACGTGACTCGCTCAGCCACCCCATCTCCGCCTGTGTAAAAGTTGATGCTGTCAAATAGCAAGCCGCGCTTGCCCAGGATGGTGTTCTCAAGGTTGCGGATAACTTGGTCCAGTGTCATGCTATTCCTCCTGTGCTACATCTGTGTCCCCGATATGGGGATACTCTTTATACAGGCAGGAGTTGATCTTGAAAAAGATCTCGTCAGACGATGCATCATTCGATCTCAGATACAGTTCGTCTCGAAGGTTTAAAAGAGACTTCACTACCTTGTTGTGGGGTTGGAGTGTTTTTGTTGATTTCTCGCCCGTAGTCATGCTAAATCTCCTTGGCCATCAGTGCCATCACGCCCGTGAAGCCAT